TTCAGCTTCTGGAAAGTTCTCCCGCACTTCACGGATGTACAATCGAGCATTAGCTTCTACGGACATGAGATGGAAAATAGTTGAACGGGTATTCTCCTCAAGAGAGATAACACCAATGTTACCTTCGGCCTGTTTCAGAACGTGGTGCATCAGTTCACGCATGACGCTAGACTTACCAGTACCAGTACCTGCAGTCAGCGTTACCAGTTCACCAGTGCGAATACCGTACAGCTTCTCATTCATACCGGCAAAAGGATACAAGCAGGTAGTCTGATTACCTTCGTCGTACAGTTCAGGACCAACATCTTTCAGATTGATAATGCCAGCGGGAGTATAGGTACGCGCCGCCCACCATGCCTGAGTGAAGTCCTGCGTCTTACCGTCTGTCAGATAACCTGAAGCATCCTTCATTCCTGCATCAAGTGCTACGATCTTACACTTGTTCGGCTCAAACAGTTGGGCAACTTCACGTGCAGCCTTCTGTCCTGCTTCATCTGAATCAAAGCAGATAACAATGTTGTTGAAAGAATTAAGAAAGTCATAGCTACGCTTGCAGCTTTTGACTGCTGCTGCTGCGCCATCCTTGATGGATACTGCTGCATACTTTGAGCCAAGCATCTGATACGCAGCCATAGCATCAAGTTCACCTTCGCAGATGGTGACATACTTGCCACCCTCTTGGCAAAGATGCTGACCAAACAACACACCTGCTGACATAGCGCCGGGCGGATCAGCGGCAAAGTTCTTGGTAGCTACATCACGAACCTTGTAAGCTACAAGACTGTTGTTTACATCGAAGTAAGGATAATAATGTTTGACTACATCACCAGATGTATTCTGAACAATACGCACACCATACTTCTCTGCTGTATCTTTCGTAATGCCACGATCAGTGATGGCTGATACATGACCCTTCGCTGTTGGCTGGGTGTAACTTACGTTATCAAGTGGCATGTTAGTCTCCTCTGTATATGCCTTATCGCCTTTGAAGTAACCTCTACAACTGAAGCAAAACATATGTCCATCATCGAACAAAGCACATGCATCACTTGATCCGCATGAGTCTGAAGGACATGGAATATGTTTTACAAAACTACTGCCGTTATGCTCAGTCTTCCCTGAGTATCCTGTATGTAGCAACTGTTTCTCCATTACGTTTAGCTACGAAGCCGTCTATCGTCTCTTCAATATCATAACCCATCTGAGATGTAAACAGTTTTCTATCTCCTAACAGTTTCCAAATATCTTCTTCATAAGAAGAATCCTCTACTACTGTTTCAACGTGTTTAGTTTTAACAATAACATTCCACATATCTTAACAATCTTCTTCTTGATAAGAGAATAGTTCTTTTACAAAGTCTGCCTCACCCGACATAAACTCTTCAGTCTCTTCGGAAGCATACTTCTTCGCTTCCTTTCGACTATACCCTTCTTGAAGGTACTGACTGTAAAGTTCTTTATAAACTGTTTTACGATCTTTTTCCCATAAATTTTTCATTATTCCTTTCCTTTATTATTATTATATGGGTTACTCATTTCATGATCACAGGTAAGACAAACCAAAGACTCCCACTCTTTATGTGCTACCCAATGCACTGTCCCACACTCTGTGCACTTAACTTCTAGCCTATCATCCTCTCCTTCGATAGGACCGAAAATCATTTCACTTACAAAGTCTATATCAAAATCTTCTACCATCTCAGATAGAGATTCTATAAAAGCATTGTATTCTTTTACGTCTTCAGGCTTAGATGGATCGTATCCTAGTTCTATCATTTCAATGTTACAAAACTTTTCATAAGATAGTTTACCTTGCTGAAAACGTTTACGTGCATGCTCAGAAAAAGAAGTAATATTTTCTGTAGCTGAAACGGGAACTAGAACACCCTTAGTCATGTTATTTTCCTTGTCCTCTGTAACGCTTGAAGTTACGACGCTTGCTCTTGTTTTTTGGTCTACTGTTTACTGATTGACCAATGCTTGTACGCATGTGTTGCTTAACCCATGCAGGTTTCTCAGTTCCGGTAGGTTTCTTACTAGCCATTTGTTAATTCCTTCCATGATACAGGATAAAGAGGTTCGATAACTTCGTTCCACATTGTTGCTAGGTATTGTATCTCTTTCTGAGCATGTTCGTCAATACGAAGTTTGTAGGCACGGGCAAAGGCAGACAAAGAACCTGTGACATAGTAGCTGGTGTACATGCTCTGAGGAAGAACCATACGTGCTTGTTCAGGTGCTACGTCCATGCTTAAAAGATTATCATATAGTCCTTTAGCTTCTACAAGAAATTCGTCATACTTTTTATTAACAAGCTGTTGTGACGATACACATTTATCTTCTGATCCTTGTTTTTTATTTTCTGCACGTTTACGCCATTCGTCTGGATGGTAAAAGACAGGATCAGAGTCAACATATCTTCGACTAACTTCATTGTAACTAAACCCTACTGTATGTTTGAACCTTTGTCTAGCAACAAAGATAGGAACTTCTTCTCTTACTGTAATAACACAATGTGTGAATGGTGTAAAGTGTTTATGTTTAGCTAGGTACTTAATAAGTTTCTTATCTTTATCACTAAGTTCTGTTATACCTAATGCAGGTATGTTTCTTTTCCAACTTGATTCATTTTCAAATGAGACACGAGCAGAATTAACCACAGTAAGATCGTCACCCAAGCTACTGATAAGTTCACATTTCATAGTTGGTGTATCCTTCCTTCTTCACCAGTATAGTACACATTCTTAATACCAAATTCAACCATACATCTACGGCAACCAGAACAAGGTTTAGCCATAGCTGGTGAATAAGGTTCTTTGTTAGTCTTTCTTTTAACTCTCACAACTACAAGGGTAGCTTTCTGTATATCATCTACGCTTAACTGACGCAAAGCATTTTTTATCGCAGATACTTCAGCGTGAAGATGTATAGCCTTCTCATTCTTACTGTACTTAGCCTGAAAAGGATCAGTCTTGTAGCTGTTTACTCCTACACTTACTAGAGTATTCTTGTATATTATACCGGCAGCTAGACGGTAACACCTGACAGGCTCCTCTATATCTTCAGCAATAGCCAGTAAGGTTGAAACATGCTTCTCAATCTTTTTCATAATAAAATCTATGACGACCTATTCTGCCAAGATACTGTAGTTTTCTAGCCCAAGAAGGGATAACATATGTAGCATGGTAATGTGTAGCTTTTCTAGCTAGGTCAACATATACATTATCTAATGCTAGTTTTGCGATAGCTTGGGCTACTGCATATGCTTTAGCATCTTTTATCTTTTCTATCTTTCCATCACAATAAAAAGAAAAAGCACATTTATTTCTAACAATCTTACCATTTATTTTTTTAGCCTGATAGACAACACCACAATGTGTATTAGGAAACCGCTTAGAGTTTACTCTATTTTGTATGACGTTGGCTACAGCTAACTGACCTAAGAAAGGTTCGCTTCTAGCTTCAAAGTAGATAGCTTTAGCTACGCATGTAAGTTCTCTTTGTTGAGCATTTATCTTCTCTGTCAGAAAGAAGGACAGGACTATACCTGTAACAACAATTACAAAAAACTTATACATCTTCTATATTAACTCCCATATCATTTTTCACGAAAAAGGCAAATAGTAATTAAAATTCATTATCTGTGTTCGTTTTTCATGGTATTTTTAAATTAGAATCAAAATTCATTGTAATAACAAACGGCGGGATAAAGTATGACCGTATACAATATCCCGCCGTTCCTTTCATAGGTTGTTAGTGCATTGTCATGGTAGAGGTGCTGTCGAGTATCTCAACATCATCTTCATACCATTCTTCAAGACCATTAAGAAAGTCGTTGATTTGATTGAGAGGAACTTCCTCCACTGAATCAACTGTACCAACAACATCAGTGAGATAGTCTGCCATGTAGCGTGGAATCTCACTATGGTTCTTATAATTATAACGACGCATAACTTTCTCCTATTAAAGGTTTAAGATTACGCAGCAACCTCCGATACAAAGTCGTTCCACGTATTAGAGCGAAGCCACTTCGTAACTTCGTCACCACGCTTGTACAGTGTACCACCGTCACCAGCTTTGGTCAAGTCAAAGCGTCCGTCGTCACCATGAGATGCATAGTGCGTCATAGCTGACTGTACAGCAAAGAGGTTGTTGCCTCTTACACGTACCTCGTCAATCCACTGAGAGAAAAGACGATCAGACAATCCTCCGCTACGCTTCTGATCTTGCCGATTGGTCTTCGTCAGCTTATCGAACAACTGCTGCACCTTAGTAGAAGAACCTACCTTAGTGTCAGCATAACGCTGGTACTTTTCAACAGCCTGTCTGTGAGTAGTCATAGACATTTCAAAGGCACTGATAAAACCATCAGTATTGAAGTTACGGCTGTGTCGCTTACGAGTAACGTCATACTGACCTGTAACTGTACCGTTGGTGCAGAAAAAGTCAATAAGACCTGACCACATGGTTACACTACCTTTACCATCAAAGGTGTTCTTCATTACAAAGCGAAGACCAAACTCAGTCTTATGTCCTGTAGATGTTTCAATACCATACTTCAACTTGGGAAAGATATATTCTGCATAGCAGACGTTACCATTGGCAGAGATGGTATCCTTGATCTTCACATCTTCTAAAACAAGAGGATCAAAATAGTTGATCATCTGGCGTTGCAGCGGTTCAAGAACTTCTGCATTTTCAACTACACGGTAGCCACTGTTCACCACATTCAGGTATACGTCTCCATCAGGAGTAGTCCGCGTAAGCATCTTCTTATCTTCAGCCGTGTGACGAGTGTCACGAGATACTACAGGCTGCTCGTAGACGTTGAAGAAGATTTCACGGTCGGCAGTGTTGATAAGATTTTCCATTGTACCTTTTCCTTTTATTTACCAGTTTCGGTTAGTGCGTCGTAGATTGCATGCATAGTTCTAATAATCCAGTGATAGTTCTTTATAAGCTACTTCTCTTAGCTTCTCAAGAAACTGCACTGCCTCTGCTACGTTGTCTGCGTTAGTTACCATACTCATTTTTACTACGCCATTTAATCTCAACTCACTTAGCATGTCAAGAATAAAGTCTGCGTTTTTAAGTGCCGCCATTGGCTCAACTTTTATCATCGGGAAGAAACTCCAGCTTTGTGTCGTCGTTAGCGAATAAAGTAAACTGCATCTTCTGACCTTCTGCATCAGTGCAGGTTACCTCATACCATTGACAGTTTTGATGGTAAACTTTCTGAATCTTAATGTCAGATACACCGTGTATACGCATGCCATTCATAGGTCTAACTCCTTTTGTCCTTTGTTAACTTCTTCTCTTATAACACGTCTGTGTAAGTTTACAACCTCTTTTCTTAAATCTTCCACAAACTTTCCCTTTAAGAGGTAGGGAAGTTCATCGAATGGAGGATAAGTAACTAACTTAACATCTTCTCCTCCAATTCCTGCCTTAACGATAGCGAAGTATGTAGTGCCGTAGGTCATGCTGCTTCCTTCATCTCACAAGCCATACCGATGGTATACCAGATAGGTTCTTGTGTAAACTTCCAACGCGCCATGTAAGATTTTTCTTTAATGTAGTAATTACGATACGCCATTATAGTGTTACCTTCAACCTTACAGTAGTCGTCCATGCACTGTGGTGGCTCTGTGAATGTGCCATTGTGGGGCCACAGTTCAATAGGTTTGTTTTTCAACAACTCTACACGACCATCTCTTTCAGTTTTGTGAACTTTATTATATCTCTTTGTATATTCTTTACATAGCTTATCAAGTAATAACCACAACCAGTCATAATTTTTATCACTGTTTCTTGCCCATATAGCAGAAGGATGGTTCTTGTGTGTTTGCTTATATAGCAAGGGATGAGGAGTAAGCACATCATCCAGTACATGATGTGCTGTGCTAAGTAACTGTGCATATTCCAAGATCATTTTGACTACGTGCTTGTCACAGTGCATCTCAGCACAGGTCTTAGGGTCTTCATGCAGATAGAATATATTCATTTGTCTTCACCGTTTAGTTGATCGTTAAGATGCTCTAACTTATCTGAAGCTTCAATAAGTTTTTGATATTCAGACATGAACAGGTCACCATCACATTCTCGCATTTGCCTGATAGGGCTAGATATAAGTTCATGTATCTTACTAATATATTCTTCTACAGTGTACTGCACACTACCACCATAAAACCAGTTGTATTTCTTTACTTCGTTAGACATTACGGTTCTCCTTCAAGGTTTTCTGGGACGGTCCCAGATTTTCACTGGGTGTTTCAGGGAAAGGATCAAAAACTACTAACGTATGTTTATAGGCTTTAGCAGCCTTCAAGCTTTTATGGTACGTAATCTGTCCATCAGAGTGGAGAATTTTCCACTTTCTACCTTCTTTAGAAATAATTCTCATACGTTCCATGTTCTTCTCCTTACAAACTTTAACGAAAGGTTTATTTTTTTTATTATGATGTTTCATAGAATAATACGCTATATGCTTTTTCCGATAAGTACCCAGCATCTAAACGTCCTCCAGTTTAAGTTGATTGGTCTTAACACCACACATATTTAGAAAAGATATACCGTCAAAGTCTCTGTATTCTTCTGCAAAGATAACCTCTGCAATCCCTGACTGATATATCAGCTTCGCACATTCTAGGC